GTTTGTGAGCAGGAGATTGCTGTCGCCGGGCTGTAGCGCAGTGTTTGCTAATAATCCTTGCGCTGCCGTGGCGTAGGCGCTTGCGGCAGTGGTCGCTGCTGTGCCAAGACCAAGGGTGGTGCGCATGTCGGATGCGGCGGCATCATCAAGAATCGTCAACGCGAAGGCGCTGACATCTGATTCCATAAGGGCACCCGCTGCGGCGACATTAGTCGCATTGGTAACGTTTAGACCACCAAGAGTCTCCCCATCACCAACAAAGAGAGTGTTGACCTGAGTATCCCAGCCTAATTCACCTTCATCGAGCAACACCGCCTCCCGCTGTGCGGTCGTGCCTCTGCGAACTTGTAACTTAGCCATTAAAATGCACCCCCGTCAAAGTCAAAGGAACTAGGCGTTTGCACGTCTGCAAAATTACCACCATCGAAAACTAAATCTGTAATCAAAAGGTACTGTGGGTGATCGTTTGCGTCAAGTCCAGTTAGATTACCATGAACGGACACGCCGCCACCAGAACCGCCAGATAAGCCCGGTTGGCCCCTCTCGCCTTTTTCACCTTTTTCGCCCTTGCGGCCCCTTGGGCCAACAATGCTTGCAACCTCGACCCATTTGCCTTTTAAGTATTCCCATAGTATCGCGTCATCACCAATCCATGAGTCTCCGTCCTTTGGATTGGTTGGCATTTCACCAACCTCCAAGGATGCACCAGCCTCGCCAATATCGCCTTTGTCGCCCTTATCACCCTTTGGGCCAATATCACCTTTGCCACCCTTTGGGCCAACTGCACCTTTATCGCCTTTTAGGCCAATATCGCCTTTGTCACCCTTTGGACCAATATCGCCTTTCTTGCCCGTTGGCCCCGGCGTCATCTGCCGCAACTTAGCCTGTAATGCTAATTCCTTAGCATTCTCAGCCTCATCCAACGCAAGAATTGCAAGTTTAGTAACATTATCCACTAGAACCCCCGGACGCTCAGTAAGCGACCATGTTCATCCCGACTCATGACCAATTCAGAGTCTTCCGCTTCCTCTTCGTCTGCATCGTCATCAGCAGGATCATCGGCCAAATCATCATCAACTAAGCCCAATTCGAGCTTTTTAGCCTTTTCTCTTGCGATTTGAACCAATTGTTCCTCCCAATCCTTACCCTCTGCACCGTATTCACTTGCAAGGGTAGTGGTTTTATTGGCAAGGCGAGTCTCTTGCGCTTTGGCCTCTTTTTGCGGATCTTGGTGTTTATCACCAGTAAATAGGTAGGTGTGTGCCCAATCCACGCTAACATTACGTAAACTCTGGGGGAGATACCCCTCGATTAGTATTGCTTCCGTTTTCCATGCATTAAACAGGGGATCGATGACCTGTTGAACTATCTCAACACGGCGAACACTACGAGCTTTCTCCCAGATCTGCCAATCGAGCTTGCCACTAGCGAAATTATACCCCGAAGAATCACCAAGGGCGACATTCATTGGCACATCAAGAGGGCGATTGATCTCGCGAAGCAGGGTTCGCACAAACTCAGCGTAGGTAGAGACTGGTTGCTCTGCCTTAAATTGGCGCATATCCCACCCCTCGGGCAGGACTTGCATCATTCTACGCTCAATATCAACAATATCGAACGGTGCTGCGGTGGCAGTACCTTCCTCATATGCTGAATTGGTATGCAGGATAGCGGCAAAGTCAGCAGCGGTTTCAGCAGCGGCCAAGACACTCAACGTAAACCTACGTAACTGAGCGAATAACGGCAATGATGCGGTTATCCTAGGGATACCCCTGCGCTGGCCTGCACGGTCAACTTTGTAATAGTGAATAATGTTCTTATAGCTGTATTCATTGGCATCGTTATAGTAAAACGAATTATTAGAGCCGGGGTGCTCCTTTAATATACGATACGTGTTCGGATTACCCCACTGATCGTAAGTAATACCATCCACCTCGTTGCGCTCATCGCCACCAATATAGGCCGCTTGGCACATTTCAGTTTCAAAAGGGGAAAAGTCCAACTTAACCTGTGTTTCCAGCCTGCGGTTTGTGCCAAGCATCGCAAAACTCTCACCATCGCACGTCTCACCCGCAACCATTGTTCGTAATTTGGATAGCGCACCAGTCGCATCCAACCAATCTTGAAACTCACCTTCAATGAACCACGCTTCATCCCGTGTCATTAAATTCTTTTTCGCATATTTCGACCTACTGTCACTCCCGCCCTCGTTGGTTTTAACAACCAAGCGGATCGAACCGCCAATGATATCGTTGCAAATGAAGTTGGTGATACCACGTAAATAGCTATTATTTGCCGTCTCGTAGCGAGCGCGGTTCCGCAAAGTGGTTCTAACCGCTGGGTTGGCGGCACTATCTGCACTCAATGCATCGGCCCATGACCACTGTTTTGAGTTTTCAGTAGTTGTCTGGGCAGCATCGAAGCGAGCATTCAGCATCTGCTTACGTTTACCCGTTGCGATTTGTCGCCCTTGCGCGTCTAGGATCATTATCGACCACCGCCCACGGTTGAGCCGGGGCTAATCTTTAATAGACGTAATGGGTTCGAGGTCTTCAAAAGCGCTTGGTTTTTAAGATATCGATCAGCCTCAATCAAGTCTTTGATTGGGTGTTCCAACACTCGGCCCATGTCCCCCTCAATCTCTTTGGGGTTTAGTGCCGCATCTTTAATGCTATCGATTAGGTCACTCATACGGGCATTATGTATCGCCTAGCACCAAATATCAATAGGTTACTTATCGCCTAGCATCTCTCGCCTTCTTTTGCATTTCTGAGAATGATACGGGTGCCTTTCGTCCCCCGTTGAATGCTTTCGGATTAATAACACCCGCCCCACACATGGATGCGCCAATCATCGCCATGTACAAGCCATCTAATAAATGGTTGTCTGGCTTACCCGGCTTGAGTCTCCACTCTTCAACGTCTCGCCCCCTACCATTGGTCGCTACTTTGAACTCACCCATTAAGTGGTCAAAGAATAGATCATGCATCGGTGAGGGTGGTTTGCCGTAAAGTGTTATGGACCCCCGCTCATGGACGCTCTTACACAGCCCGATTGCAGCCTTGGACTTCCACATATTGGGATCACCAAGCACTAGGCGAACACCAGTACGAACACCCGCTGGCTTCGCTGGTACGCGCCACCCTAGCCCCGATTTGTCGCCTTTCTTGTTTGGATACTCGCTCATTGGCTTATTGGCAGCACCAATGCCAATACCCTTGTACGGCAGGACAAGGGATGCATGCTCTGAGCGGCGACAGAAGTCATAAACGGCAGCAGTCTCATACCCTGAGTCAATGAGTATCTTTTCAACGTGTATCACACTGCCGTCTTCCCTGCATATTCGCATGTTGGCAATCTCTTTAACCAACTCACCCAAGGCCAACTGTAGTTGTTCCTCTGGGGTTCGACCGGGAAACATACTCGATATGGTCTTTTTAGAATCACGCAGGGTGTAATACATGCGGTTTTGCTTGGGCCATGAACCATATATGGGGATGGCTCCCGTTATGTCATCAGAACAGGCAAACCCAACGTAATACAATAGATCCTTGTGGCAGTCAATGCCAAACGTTAAATGTGTCGCATCAACAAAGGTAGTGTTCGCGCTCATCCCATTGAATTGCTTACTTAGTTTCTCATAGGTTAGATCGGTGTCAGTCGTCTCAACAATTGGTAGCGGATCGTTCTGGTACTCCGATTGGAACGCAACTTCATCTTGTAGTTTCAAGTTCATCGCATGTTGCAATGCACTGGCTTCCGTTGGATTCTTTCGCTCTGGCCAAGCTACCTTTGAGCCAAGATCCATTGCATCTTGGTTGCTGACGTAAAACTTAGTCGCGCTCGATACGCCATCATCACGGGTGAAGTCTTCTAACCGCATCGCTGCGTACTGGTCCCATAGTCGTTCATTGGTTGGAAAAGAATATAATAACTTTGTCCGCTCACCGCGCCACTGGGGGTGTCGTTTTTGGTCCAATAGTTGATCTGCCATGTCATCGGGGACAATAACTGTAACGGTCAGCAATCCAGATATCTTCTTGCCCGGTCCAGCCAAACCGAGGATGGCACCATTAATCACCCGTAATCTTTGGTTTACCTGTGCGGGGCTTCTGGCACTGTCATCGGTCTGTGGGTCATCAATAAGTACGAGGTCAGGGCGAAGCTGTGTGCCATCCTCGCGCTTGTGCTTGCGGCCACGAATACGGCCAGTGATACCCGCAACGTCAATGATTGAGCCTGACGTAGGGTGGTTCTCGCCAAATAGTGTATCAATAACGGTAGGCAATACTATTCGCTTGGCAGACCACTGCATGCGAGTACGAACCCCCTCGCACAATTGGCCCGGTGCCCGGTGGTGAATGCCTTCCAGCTTCGATATGGGGAAGCAGACCTCGGGGAAGTCCTCAAGTAGCAATGCGTTGGTGTCCAGCTCAACAGATATTGAGTCCAACATTTGCTCTGCCAAGGGTTCGTCTGCACCAATGATGGTAATGAATGATCGATGAGCATACAAGGTTGCCCAGAGCGTTGCAGCCTCACACACGGTTGTCTTACCTGAGCCACGGGGCATGGCCAATGCCAATAGCTCACCTCGCAGCACTGCACTCTCGACCTTGCCAATAACAACCAGATGATCCGGGGACCACGCGAGCGGAAATGAGTTAGGCATGTACGTTTCACAGAACAATCTAAAGTTTTCGCTACAGTTATCCCGCCTGTCTTGATCGACCACCTCGGGTATTTTGCCAATGTCCCGCCCAGACGTTGACACACGCTGTTGGTATTCAGACTGTGCCTTTTTGCGTAATTCCCAATCTGCGGTTCTCGCCTTCTCCACCCTTGGGCGCAACACAGTCTCCGGTTTTATCTCTTTACTTTTCATTTTTACAAGTATCGGTATATCATACTAATGGCTACAGTTAAGATATCATTAATCTCACTCTATTAAATCAGC